TCATCATCATTCTTTAATAAACCGCAACAATTCGCAATGAATCACAATAAATCGGCATCATTCTTTGATAAACCGCAACAATTCGCAATGAATCGGCATCTTTCTTTGATAAACCGCAACACATGTGTATACGTGAAGAGTTAATTTTATTTGATCAAACGGGGCCCTCACAAAGATGTAAAAAAAGATGTCGCGCAATTATCTTTTGAAATAATCGGTAATCTTTTTTTGTCGCGGATCAAGTGTAACCGTACAATTGCGGCACACAACTTTGTCAGTGATCGATATCGGCAATGTATCGAGATCTTCCGGCAATATTATTGTCTCGCAGTAAAAGCACCGGAACTTTTTCACATTTATATCCGGCGATTGTATTTCAATGAAATCGTCTTCCTCGTTGTCCATTTCCGGCTCATATATTGTATTGCAAAAAATATCTCGCGGATTTATTCTGACGTAAGTTTGAGCGCCGTTCTACTATTCGGCACAACTTGCGCGAACTCGTCTTCATCGAGATGTTTCATCATCAACCGCAACACAACAAATCTTCCGCAAGTATTATCTTTCGGACTGAGCTTTTGCAAACGATACTGGGAGTACCGCACAACACCGCCAGTCCTGCGAATCCAATCCAACAAGAGCCGGGTTAAATGCGTGCTTACCTGATTTGATTTGCGTCTGAATTCGCGGTCAATAAAAGTTAACTCGGAATCTGGCATCAATCCGTATGAATCAAACCATTGTATCTCCCGAGGTCCGCGATTAAACACGCAACACCAATGTCCGCTTCTATCTTTTATCTCGTACAAGATAACGCACGATCCATGTTTCATCACCTGTTCAATATTTCTGACATCTGCTAGCTGCCGGTTCGTAAGAATATTTGTCTTTCCATCAAGAAGATAAAAAATATCGTCAGATGATAAAGCGTATTCCATTTGTTCGTATATAAGTGTGTTTACATTTTATCAAGTCAGCGTCTAAGTGTAGAACTGGTGATAAGCTTGCCGCCTGTCGTCTCATCGGATTTATAACTGCGTACGGATGCGACATCATCTTCATTATTCCCAACGTATTGTTTTAACCCGGCATAACTATCCTCTTTGGAGAATCCGCGCCCCATGAGGGACTTTGCAAGATTAACGCCGGGAATAACGGTATCGCGGACGAACGGCAGAGCTTTGTCTGCAATGAACTCGCCGGTCTTTTTAATACCGCTCCACAAGCTGTCAAAGAATCCGCCACCGTACATACCGAGAGAATCGTGGGCATACAACATTGTTGGTGCGAACGTCTGTGCTTGAACGGCACCAATACCAGATACGATACCGGTTTCCGTTGCCATGCGCGATTCCAAAATAGAGCACGTTCCACGATCTAGCGTGATCATGAATATATCGTAGTTTACCGGGTTAGGTGATGGATTGCGGATAGTAATATCAATTGTAACGTTGGTGTTGACCGATACACCCGGGGACTCTTCTGCAACAACCGGAATATCAATTCCAACTTGTAGAGGAAGAATAGAACCCGCGCCAGTGATTGTACCGTTTGTAGAGCCGAGCATCGTTGGGATGGGTAATCCTGACCAGGTTTCCCAAGACATCGCGACTCCATTCCTTCTGGCGATCTGGTATAAATCAGTTGGCTGTGCTCCAGCGAGGATACCATTCTGCACTCCCCAAGTTATGTTGATAGACTCGATCGCAGCGAATACGTCGGCATCCAGGTAAGTAAGATCCGCATCGCGCTTTCTCGCGAACAGGAATACTTTATCTGGTACAACGCGCAGCTGTACGTTATTCATTGTAAATTTGCGTGATGCTCCCGAAGCAAGCGACATGAATGTGGATGTGGGATAGATTCTGTACGAGTCGAACCCATACAAGAACGTTGACGGCTGCTGGTAAATCCGCTGAGGCCTGATGTATTTCAGATTGAGTTGAGTTGCGCCGAGTGTGACAGCTGGAGGAGTCGTAAATACAGAACCGCTTGCATCAGAATGGGACCACATACGTGGAAGGTTCGCCCAAGCAATCTTAACGGTAAAACGGTCCACACCACACAATCCCTTACGTTCTGCGTCACCCCAAACCAACGGGGCGATAAACAGCGGTTCTACCAATGTTGCGGTAATCTGCGCGGTAGTGTTGTTATTGGTTACAACCTCCATAGGGTATGATCCGCGTCCGGTATTTGTACCATCGACAGTATCGCCGTAACCGCCGAGTGGATTGCGGATGCTGCCGACTAATTGATCGTACGTTTGCGCGGGATCCATGTAATGCGGGGTTGTAGAAAGTGAAAAGTTATTATACTGGTTGAACCCTTCTACTCGCATCAGATACGGGATCATACGGTTTTGATCCTGTGCAATGGGAGTCCCGTTGATTGTAATCTCCAGATTCGACATGCAGGATTGTAGCGGCCATGCGCGGAATGCATCATAACCGGTTTGCAAAAGATTCTGTCCTGGCGGGGCTGTTCCTGCAAAATCAAGTGTAACGTCGAGCTGCAAGTATAAATGCCTGTCCACGATTGTTGTAGTGGCAGGAACGCTCACCTCGAATATAGTACTGGTGCCGGATGTATTTGACGTTGTCTGTGGATAATATGTTAGGGTTTCGCCCGATCGGTGCAGAGCATACTGAACTGGTTCATCGAGCCATGTTGTTGGGTCTTGCACATTGACGAGCGGAGCCGGGATAAGAGAATTTGTCACGAGCATCTTCGTAGGTTATCTATCTGGCCGTATAGTAGCATATATAATTCCGGTCCAAAATCGTACAACATTTAAATTAATTACCAACCGTGCCGAAAAAAATAATCTAGAGCAGCCAAGGTATTTTAACCCGCGTTTCCATTTCAGCGCAGAAGAAAGAGGGAGAAAATAATAAAAGGGATAGGGGAAATTAGTCCGATGGATTAGCTTTACATACAAGTAAACGCCGACAATAATCGCGCCAACTCGTTTTGTGTTCAGCCGGTGGGATTGTCCCATATACTTACCCGGGAGAATATTTCACAAAATAAATGCGCCAGTTTCATACAACGCGTACTTGGGATATCCTTTTTTCAAGTAGACCCAGCGGGATGCAACAGATTTAATCTTTGCAACGACCTCTTTATCTTCTTTGGTTCTATTGGGTAACCCGTACCATGTAGTCAATAATCGGTTCAATCCAAGCTCTGTGCCGTGTCTTGGAAATATAACCAGGAAATGTGATTCAGTGATCGCAGTTTTCAACGATTTATCCGTGAACTCGGACTCAAGATGATTTGTTGTTATAACCGATACCTTCTTGTGCCTGCCAACGAGACAAAGGCGGGATCGTAGATTATCTATTTTCTTTTTTACGTCTTTATCTTCGATTGCGCCGGTATCATCGAATACAACCAATGAATTTTCAAACGATTCCGGTTCAAGCGATTGTTCAAGAATATCTTTCCCGATTGACGCGAATGTGACGCGTAAATTCATATGCGGATTAGTTCGTACGGCAGAATATGCGGGATCATCTGCTGTAGCGCCGGTAAATATAAATGCGCTGTTTGACTCGAACATTGTAAGATATTCCACAAGATAGTTCACCAAGAATACTGTTTTACCGGCACCTGACTGGCCGACAATATAACCTACCTCACGGCCTTCCGTATCGGGAACCGGCTGCACTATTGTGCCCTCTCCATCATATTTGCGTGACATCCCTTTATCAGTTTTTATAACGCCGCTACATAATCTTGCGTGTTGTTGCGTTACATCCGTCCTACCGCACTTGATACATTCGTTTGCGGTGTTCCTGTATTGCAGATCTTTTGTATTTATGATTAAAGCGCCCTCAACCTCTCCGTTTGTCAATCTGGCGACAACACTTGAGTTGTATCCAACCTTGTGCTGGATCACCTCCCCGTCAGCTATAATTGAAAAAAATTCGGTCGACATTTTCAGCCATATATACGTGCGCAACACAATATCTTATGCGGAAAATTAATTGGTGACATACTCGATCGAGAACCAGGTAGTGAGTTCCTCGTCTGTACTATTTGTCTCCACGTTGATATTTTGACCAGTTGCGTCATTCTTGATGTGGACCGCGATGGATGCGCCGGCAACAAGAGGGATAAAGCCTGCAATATGCATTGTCCATGCGGAAAGCGATACTGTATTTGGTGTATTGAATCCCTCATCGGATACAGTCGCGTACGCAGCGCTACCGTTAAAGTTACAGATGCACATGCGCACAGAACCGGCAGTCAAGCGTGTAGCCGGCCTAATAAGCATATTTCCTTCTACCTTGTACACGCCATCTTTTGGTACAACGATAACACCTGCAGGACTGACAGATGCACCGCCATGTTGAGCGCGCACAAGAGCATTACCGGCTATAGGTTGATTGCACGGATTATACAGTGCTGTGTTGGGGACTGTGGCTATCGCGTTGGTAGTCCATAGTGCAAAGAATTTTCCTGTTGGCGGCACGTAATCAATGGTATTCCACACCCCGTTGGCGTACATTGCGAGTTGATTTAATGTAGTGTCATACGCGAGCTTGGCTTCCTCCGGAACAAGGTCATCCCGCTCCGTCGTAGTCATCGGCGTCAGAGTCAAGGAATTGGCATGGAGGTTTGCGTTGAACTGGCGGCCTTGCGCAAAAAGGGTTGATACTGACATTTTGTTCTGTCGGCGTGTCTATCGTTGCATGTATATTGTAATGGGCAAAAAATGGTATAATTCGTTATTATTGCAGATTTTCAATTGTAATGTATGTAAGCCTGGGACCCCCACCCAACGCCTGCATAGTTAGTGTGCTACCAGAGCCTATATTCTGTATATACATTGTAATTCTATCGCCGGCATTTAGTTGCACTATTCCTTGAGTCGACATCGTCCATTGGGATGCAGTTGATGCAGCTCCGACTACTTCCATCATTGTCGACTTAAAATGGTTAACCGTGCCGGAATCGTTTGATATTGAAATTGCAATGGAACCGTTGCTTATCGATGCAGGAGTACCCACTACAGCCTGCGCATATACCTTGTAGTACCCAGATGCCGGGATCTCCGCGTATCCTAGCGGATTAATTGTGATACCGTTGGATAAAACCGTGGTTACGCCGGATACCAGCGCATTAACGAAACCACCATTTGGGATCGTACCCAATGCGGTTGGGCCAAACAGCGCAAACATGGAAGATGATCCCGCGCTAGATTGTACTTGTTCCCATGACCCGTTTGCCCGTACATAAAGTTTATCTGAGGTTGTGTCGTATGATAGGGTTCCATCAGTTGAGGTGAGGGCATTCCGCTCAGTTGATGTCAATCCCGCGAGAATAATTGTATTTGCATAAATGTTGGAAACTGCCTGGCGACCGAACGCGAATAAGTTTGCGATGGACATTTTGTACGCTATATGTCTGCACGCAAAAAATAATTCAACACATTTACATTTGTATGCGTCCGTCCTTGTAAGGCTTCCAATTGGAGCATGTATTGTTACATGAAAGACATCCGCCAACTTTTTTCGCTTTTTGTCCGAAATAGCTGTTCGCCGTCTCTTTACCCATCAGCGCCTTTGTAAGACCGGGAATTAAGTCTTCCGCTTTCATCTTCGTTGCAATGCCGGCCAATCCCAGTTGAGTATATGGGGGATCGTTTGTTTTGCTCAAGCAGCTGATTATCTTGTCATCCGCGTATCTTATCGCGTTTGCCCGCTTTATCGGATCTTGTACTTTTGCCGCATAGTAGTACATGATATCGTGTACCCTCGCGCAATCATCCGCCGCGTTTGCAGATGGATATTTCCTTGCCTCTTCAATATCAGTGCCCGGCCCCATCCAATTGGCGCATAACGGATGTATCTCACCGTCCTTTAGTTTACGTGCTTTAGGACACGCTACACCACGATACGTGTTTGCTGCAATTTGATAAAGTTTTGTTGCAAAAGATCCGCCGTTCATTCGGATTTGCTTGTCTAATGCTTCTTCTAGGTTAGAGAACGAAAATTTACCAAGTCGCTGCATAGTTATTGCTGGTTGTCCCTGTACGTGTTTTGCTAACTTATTGTACAAATCTAGCACTTGTCGCTTCGTAAGTATCGATTTCGTCAATACCGCGCCAAATACTAGAGAAAGCCAGTTCATGAAATGTATCATTTTTTTTGCATCCTTCGCGTCTTTAATTCTATCAACGAACGACCGCAAGTGTTCGAGTATTCCAGCCAGATTGAATAGATCTGCAGCCTTGTCTCTTCTATCGTCGTCACTCATCCTTTGTGACGGGTCTTCTTGTCTGTACTTTGCGTATTTCCTAGCAAGATCCACCAACTTTGCGTAATACCCTAATTGTTCCTTCGAACCCAGCGTTATGATTGGGCTATCATCTTGCAGTGCATCGCCTATTCCTTCTAGAAATGTTCGCGGATCGTCTTTGTACTTGTGTGGGTTAACTACGATATCGTGTACCCGCTCGTACCATCGATCCATGTTCGTAGACATGTGTTTTCCTCCTTCGTATATTCCTTCAACCAACTCACTATACGGTTCCGGCATTTCTTCAAACTCTATGTTGATGTCCCCGCTTTTACCGAATGTGATTATTCTCTTCCGTGGTCTTTTTGCAGCCTCTGGAGGCTCATCATCATCCATTAACGCGTACTTGAGGTATTTGTTTTGGAATGGCATTTAAATATATTTTGACCGAGTAAGTTTGCTCAATAATATATATGTCATAGCATAACTTATACCAACAATTAACACAATGTCTGATCCTATCGCCAATCAGTTGCATGATATGGTTATGGCCCGTTTAACAGGCAATGCCATGTCTGGTGGACGACGCAAACGTAGAGTTGGTCGTGGCCGTAGTCGCAGTCGGACACGTAGTGTGTCGTTCAGTCGAGGCCGGTCTCTATCCGGTGGACGCAGGCGTAGGTCATCTTCCCGAGGTCGTGGCCTAGAAGGTGGAGCTCGTGGTGACGCTACCGCTTTATTCAACAAGGCAGCTAATGATCTAGTACGTCTTGGACGTGGAGCGTTTGATAAATCTCTTGCAGAGGAGGCATTACTAGCGGGACTTGATGCTGGCAACGCTCTGTTGCCGGCTGGTAGGGCCAAAGAAAAATTCGGTCAAATATACGCCACAGTTCCTGTCTACTTCTGGGCTAGCCCCAAAGCCAAAAAGATGAGAGCGGAGTTTGCGTATACGATAGACGACGTAGATTATCAAACCAAAAAAGATGCGGTGCTCGCCAACGCTCTAAATGCATTAAGTTTCGAAGGATTGGAAAAACGTCTTGAGAAGGAACCGAAATTATCGGAGATCATGGCTATTAGCGAACAACTAAAAGGACGCGGTGCATCTGGTGGAATGTTCTCCGGCGGACGTCGTGCGTCCCGTTCCCGATCCCGCAAGCGTCTTACTGCATGGCAGCGTGCCGTCAAAAAGCATGGTGGAGATATGGTGGCAGCCAAACGTGAATATTACGGGCGCGAGCTTGAAGGTGGTCGCCGGTCTTCTAAGAAGAAGTCATCT